CGGTGACCGTATCCGCCTCAACTTTAGTGTGGACGGTAAGGGGGACGACGCCGCTACCGGCACCGTTACCCGCCCCCTGTATTCCGACGGGTACGCGGAGCGCGTGGACGTGAAGTGGGACGAGTACAACTTTTGGCGCACGGACATTCACGCCAACCTCATTTACCCGGCTAAGCAGCCCAACGCGCCCAAGTTCAAGGTCGGTGACCGGGTGACGCTTGCCGCTGACGCGCCGCGCCACGCCGGGAAGTCTGGCACCATCGTTGAGGTTAAGGGGCAGGGCGTCCCGCCCGCGTTCCGCCCGGACAGTGAGGGCTATTACTACCACCTGAACATCGACGGTGGCATTCGTGAGCGTGCCGGTATTTGGGGAACGTTCCTCACCACTGAGGCCCCGGCTACCCGGTTCAAGGCCGGTGACCGTGTCAAGCACCGTGACGGCGCTGTGGGTGTCGTCGTGGACGCCACCGAGAGGCGCGCTTACTTCGACGCCCCGCTGCGGGTTACCAGCGTCAAGTGGGAGCACAACCCTGCGATTACGCGCACGGACCCGCGCGTCGATTACCTGACCCTTGTCCCGGCCATTAAGCGTGGGGACACGGTGGTTGCCACTGACGTTCCCGGCATTCCGCGCCTGAACGGCAAGCGTGGCACGGTCGTTTCCGGCCCCAACCGCACGGGTAGTTACGTCGTGGATATCCCCGGTGATAGGCACTATTACGCCAAGGTTCGCCCGCTCACCCCGGCTGAGGTTGAGGCTGACCGCAAGGCCGCTGAGGGCGCTAAGGCCCTTGAGGCTGAGCGCATCGCTAAGCGCGTCGCGCTCGGCAAGGTGGAGAAGTTGCAGCGTCTCGCCAAGGAACTTGGCTACACCGTTCACAAGATCGCCTGACCTAACCGAATAGCACGACCACCAATCAGCAGTAACCCAATAAGAGAGTAGACAGAATGGCAGAGGGCAAGATCACCGTTACCGTCAAGGAAGGCACCGGGTTTGACGCCCCGTGGGTCGTCGTTTCCGGCGACTCCGTGGCAGAGGTTCGGGACCACCTTGGAGCGGTGGAGAACAGCGGCCTACTGGCCGACGTGGGCCGCGTTGCCGCACAGTTTAAGGGCGTTGCCGCCCTTGGTGGGACGCTTGGCGCTCGCCCGGTGGAGGCACCGAACGCGCAGCAGGGCCAGACGTACCAGCAGCAGCCCACGCAGGGCACGCAGAACGGCCCTCAGGGCTCGCAGCAGGCAGCCCCGGCAGGTAGTTGGGGCGCAGCCCCGAACGGCCCGCAGAATGGCGGATACGGCCAGCAGGGCGCACCGCAGGGCGGGGGTGTGCGCGTCGTCGTGGACAACTTCAAGAATGAGTGGGAGTACGACGTGCCCGGCGCGCCTATGACGCCCCGTGGCCCCGCCATTGTTAAGCGCGGCAAGGGGCCGAAGGGTCCGTGGCGTAAGTGGTATGACCCGTGTAAGGGCCCGGAGTGGTTCGCGCAGCGTCAGCCGAAGGTCGACAACTCGCAGGTTTGGAACGGCGAGTTTATCAACGGCTGAGGCTGGAACACTCAGCACCTAACCTTAGGTGTGGAACGGAAGCACGCCTGTAGTTGACGGCTTCCGCAAGCGGTGGGGGGACAGGGCGTTTAAACCCCCACCACCACGCAACCACCCCACAGAGCCACGAAAGGCAACACGTATGGAAATGGAGATAAACGACAATGAGGCGATTTGCGACGGTTGCCGAATGGTGGTTAATCGTTTCGTCCTCACCGGTCGCGGTAAGTGCCCGGATTGCGCTGGGCTTGTTCTCGCGGTCATTGACCGGGAGTGACCCCTATTGCTGACCCTACAGAGAGCACGAAACAGGGCAGCCGCAGCGGGTGACCCGCTACCAACCGCATTCGACAAACTAGCGTCAAACGGCGTCCACTTCCGCCGCTCACAATTCTCCATCATTGCAGCCGGTCCCGGCTGCGGTAAGTCTCTTGTGTCGCTCAACCTCGCAATCAAATCCAAGGTGCCCACCCTGTACGTGAGCGCCGACAGCGACGAGCACACCATGTATACCCGTATCGCAGCAATGCTCACGGGTTGGCGCACGGAGGACGTGGAAAACGCTGTGCGTCAGCGTGAGGACGGGGTTAGGACTATCGAGCAGGCGGTGCAGAGCGCCGACAATATCCGGTGGAACTTCAACCCGGACCCCGACACGTACGAACTTGAGCAAGACCTACTCGCGTTCGCGGGTGTCTACGGTGAAATGCCTTCCCTTATCGTCATGGACAACCTTAAAGACCTTTACGGTGGCGGGGTTGACGGCGATTGGGCCATGTCGGACCGGTGCGAATACCTTAAGGTTGCCGCCCGTTCCACCGGCGCGTGTGTCGTTGGCCTTCACCACGTCACGGGGGAGTATGACGACGGAATTAAGCCCGTACCAATGTCCGGGCTGATTGACAAGATTAGCAAGAAACCCGAACTTATCCTGACGCTGAACCGTAACGCTCAGGCCGTCACGTTTGAGGGCTATCAGACCCTTAACGCGTGCGTGGTCAAGAATCGCGGTGGGAAGGCTGACGCGTCCGGAGGTTGGGCTATCCCAATCACTGCCGACATGGACCGCATGCGGCTGTGGTGACGCGGGTTTGGAACGCCCGCATGCTAAGGTGTGTAACAACAACCACGAAAGAGGTAAAGATTTATGGCTGAGGCCACGCTTAACAAGGTTACTGAGGTTGTCCGCGAGGACGTTGTCCTGACGATGACTAAGGGTGAGGCTGAGCGGATTTACTCCGTTCTCGGCAGGGTCGCTGCCGGTGATGGGACGCACGCCGTTTACAACGCGCTCGGTATCGCGCTCGGTGGAGCGCGCCACAGCATCGTCTACACGTCGCCCTACAGGGCGAGCCTTAGCCCCAGCGGGGCTAGCATTCGCGTTTCTCGGCGGTGAGTGTCCAGTCACGGAAACACCGTGGCTACGCAACACAACGCATGGTCGCAGAGTGGTTCCAGAAACACGGGCACCCATTCGCTGACGCCGTAGGCGCAGGGCAGAACGGCAAAGACATTAAAAACATGCTCGGCCTAGCCCCCGAAGTTAAGGCCACACCCGGAGACAACACAGGCGCTCTCAAACAGGCCGTCAAAAACCGGGGCAATGACCTTCCGTTCGTGGTGTGGCGTCCCAACGGGTACGGCCCCGAACGCATCGCAGAGTGGCCCGTTTTCTTCACCCTAGAGGACGCCACCCGGCTACTCACCGCAGCCGGATACGGCAGTCAGCACGACGAATAACCAACATGAGGGAGGGGCAGCGTGGGCAGGTTCGACAAGCCTCGCAGCACAACCGAGAAACCACCGATAAAGGAACTACTAGAGCACTACGGCGCAGACAGAGTTCCCGAAGCGGTCAGAGGTTGGGCAGCGATGCGCTGCCCCTTCCACAACGACGCGTCAGCGTCAGCCAGCGTAAACACCACGGCACAATGCTTCAAGTGCCATTCATGCGACTTTGGAGGGGACAGTTTAGCCCTTGTCCAGTGGAGAGAAAACACAGCAACTTTCCCTGACACTCTCACCGCAGCAGAAAACATTCTTGGACGCAGCGTTGCAAGAGTATCAGGACCAACTAAGTCAGGACGACGACGCCCAAGCCTATTTGACGACGCGCGGCCTGTCGCCGGACAAGCAAGCATTTTTTCGGCTCGGCTACGTTAACAACCCCGTTCCGGGGCACGACAAGTTCACCGGCAGAATCGTAATCCCGTATCTCACCCGAACGGGTGTCGTCGGAATGAAATTCCGCGCCCTAGGTGACACGGACGGGGCCAAGTACCTTAACCTCCCCCGTCAAGCAACCCGCATTTACAACCCCGAAGCGTTCTTTTCGGACAAGCCCTACATTGCGATATGTGAGGGTGAGATAGACGCCATGACGGCCCATAACCCCCGACTACTCCCGGCTGTGGGGCTTCCCGGTGTCAGTCAGTGGCAAGAATGGATGGACCGGCCCTTCACCGGGTACGAAACCATTTACGTCCTCGCAGACAATGACGACAAGGGGCAGGGGAAAAAGTTTGGGGAGGAAATTGAGGAACGGCTAGAGAACGTCCGGGTAATCCTTATGCCGGAAGGCCACGACGTTAATTCGTTCGTGGCGGCGGAAGGCCACACCGCGCTACTTGAGCGCATAGGAATCAACGTTTAAATAACACCGCGAAAGGTTAGGTTTGTAATGGCAGGTAAGAGCAGCACCCCCAAGGCTGGCACGTACGCTGACGGTGGATACCCGGCGTCCGAGCACCTTACGGACATGAATGAGGGCAACGGGTTCACCGTGGGGGACCGTGTCGAATTCGTCGTGGACTTCGCCGACGACGTGCCCGCTGGGCGTCGCGGCGTGGTGGAGCGTATCGACAACCACCCGACCATGCCGATTACCGTTTTCGTTCACGCCAACGCGGGCGGGTTTTTCTTCACGCCGGTTAAGCCGGATGAGATTGCCAAGGTGAACGACGAGCAGCCCGCAGAGGACGCCGTGAGCGTCCCTGAGACGCCCGCTGAGGGTTCGACTGAGGGTGAGGGCGACGCTGCCCCGGTGGCCGCGTGAGCGCCGCTTTTAAGCCCGGTGACCGGGTTAGGTGCATTAGCGCCAGGGGTGGCGCTGGGCTGGACCGGGACGCCGTTTACACGGTCAAGGGAACCCACGTGGACCGGCACCTAGGCGAGGTTGTCACCCTCAATGAGGCCATCAATGGCGCAGGCGGCTACTACGCACACCGGTTTGAGAAGGTGCCGGACCCCAAGCCGGTGCGTAATGACCCCGTGTTCGCCCCCGGTGACCGGGTGCAGTATTTCGGCGGTGCGGGTTTCTATCAGACCAAGCACGTTGGCCGAACCGCAACCGTCACTCACGGCACCGACAAGGCCGGTTGCGTGACCGTCAAGTGGGACGACAACGGCGCATTGTGTGGCGTCTACGCGGAAAACCTCCGCAAGATCAACGGCAAGCGTCCCTCTATGGGTTGGATCGATGAGGGCCTGTCCAAGCATAAGGACGCCATTAAGGCCGGAATTAGCACCCCGGACGTGGTGGATATCCTTAAGGACCACGCCCCGGATGTGGTGGCCCTTCCGCCGCACTACCGCAACCACCCGTCCGGCGTCGAATGCATCACCATTACCCAGCACATGAATTTCTGTCGGGGCAACGCCATTAAGTATGTGTGGCGCGCTGGGGAAAAGGGTGGGCCAGACAAGGAAATTGAGGACTTGCGCAAGGCGCGTCAGTATCTCGACATTGAAATTAAGCGATTGGAAAGCGCCAAGAATGACTGACCGCCGTATCCTGATCCTTCCGGACATTCAATACCCCTACCATGACCGCAAGTTCGTTAGCGCCCTAGTTGACTTCACCGCCGACTATCAGCCCACAGAGGTTGGACAGATTGGCGACCTGATCGACCAGCCCGAACCGTCACGGTGGAACAAGGGCATGGCGGGGGAGTACGCCGGGACGCTGCAAGCGTCCCTCAAGGGCACCCATCAGTTGCTCGCCATGTTCCGTGAGGCAGCAGGGGACGTTCCCTTTTGGGTGAAGGCCGGTAACCATGATGAGCGGGTGGACACCTACGTTCGCCGCTACGCCCCAGCCCTAGACGGCATTGAGGCGCTGGACATGGTCAACCTGTTGGACCTTGACGATTTGGGCATTGAGTGGAAGCCCACGGTCTTTGACGTGGCCCCCGGATGGATCGCCGCTCACGGTCATGAGGGCAGTCTCAACCGCGTGTCCGGGTCTACCGCCCTTGGCCTAGCCCGCAAGTTGGGTGCGTCCGTCGTCTGCGGCCACACGCACCGCCTCGGAATGCAGCATGAGTCAACCGGACTGCCGGGACGCCTCAGGACGATTACCGGCATGGAAGTTGGACACGCGATGGACATGCGTAAGGCCGCTTACCTGCCTGCCGGTGGCGCGGGCAACTGGCAGCAGGGGTTCGGCATTCTCACCGTCCACAACGGCAAGACTCACGCACAGTTGGTCCCTGTCGTTAACCGTCAATTCGTCGTTGACGGCACCATTTACAAGTTCTGAGGAAGGTTTAAACAACGTTGGCTAAGCACACGTTTACTTGGGACGAGACGCGCGCCACGGCGCGCAGCCTCTCCCACAAGATCGCACGGGACTACCCCGGTATTGAGGCCGACGATATCGAGCAGGCCATTCTAACGCGGGTCACCGAGCAGGAAAGCATGTTTAAGCGCATGAACTACCCGCCTGACAGTCTGCGGAAGATTCTCCACCGGTTCGGCGTCAAGTATGCGAACGATGAGCGCCTGTCGGCGCTGAACCTGTCGGACCAATACCACTACACCATTGGTGAGGTTCGGGCGCTGTGTGGTGAAGCCCTGTTCGACAGGGACGCGTTCATTGCGAAGGTTGAGCAGGACGCGGAGTACGCGGCTAACTTCGATGAGATTGCCGCTCGCACCGTGGACTTGCAGACTGCGTTTGCCGCGCTCCGTCCGGAGCAGCGGGCGCTAATCAGCAAGCGTTGGGTGGAGAACGAAATCCTCACCCCGAATGAGCGGAAGGC